AGCCGCTGCAGCCGACGCTTTGCTCATCCCCGACGGCCCCGCGTTCGCGCGCCTGGCTCGCGCCCTTCCGCCACGCATTCGGTTTGCCGGTGTCCGTGCCGCTTTGCTGGCGGCCGTCGTCGCCGTAGCGTCTGCAACCGACGCTGCCGCGCCATTTCAGGCGCCCGTGTCGCACGCGTCGGCTTCTCGCACCATGTCCCGCTTGCGCGTGCCCACGCCCACGCCTGTGTTCGCCTACCACGAGCGCGGGTTCGGGTTTGGCACAACCGAAACGGCGTCGCCCACCGGTTTGCCCACTTTCACCCCATCTGGCCAGCATGATGAGTATCCGCGCATGCATTCTTGGGGTTCGGCCGTTTATACGGCCGTGGGCGACCTTTGCGGCCTCGTTCATCGTGTCGGCGATCACGTCGGCTCAACTTTCCGCACGGTCCACGGGGCCGCTGAGTTCACCTTTGACGTTCTTGCTTTCGTGGGCGTTCTGGCCTGCGAGCTTCTGGGCGTCTTTTGGTGGCTCGCGAGCGAGTTCGCTCATGCGGTGTTGTGGCTGCCTTGGCTGCTGTTTCATGGCGTGCCTTTCTTACTGTACCACGTTGCCATGCGACCATTTGCCGCTGTTGTGGTCGTGGCCGCTACGTATTTCGCTTATCTCAGCGCTCGCTGGGCTAACCGCGAGAGTTACGCGCGGTATATAGGCCCGTTCATTCGCGACGCTGACTTGGCCTGTTTCATGTTTCCATCGCTTTCCGGCAGTTCCAGCGGCCACGTTTGGCGCTATGTCGGCGGCGGCATGTTCCAGGTTTCGTCCCATTCTCATGACCGGGTCGTGCTTGGCTTTCGCGAAGCCAGAAGCAGGCCATGGCTCGGGCCGTTTGTCCAGGATGTGACCGTCGTCAAGCGCGACGACGCGTTTCCACTCCTTTGCCACGTGCGGTTCTCGATGCCTTACTGGTCACCACACACTTTCGCTGACGTCCCGCCTATCACTGAGAGCGAGGATGCCGCCTGCCTTTACCACCCTCATACTAACGAGGTTGAACTAGGCTGGCTGGGCGCCGCCATTACGTATTTCGTGTCCGCTGAAGCGTACCGCGCTGCCCATGCTCGGTACCGGCTTGCGAACACAAAGGCTTACGGCGTTGTCGCCGTCGCGCTGCAGGACGTACCGGATCAGGCCATCATCGCCATCGCTATGTCACTCATCAAGAGCGACGTCCATTACTCCGGCGGCCGTTTGCCTGACCCCAACAACATGCCGCTTTACCGCGACGGCTGTCCTGAGGACGCTAAGCCCATGGGTGTCAAGCAGGTTAGCTCCACGACGCCTTACGCCGTGGAGAATTTCGGTTGTGGCGCCGTCATGATCTCGGCCGAGTCCGAGCGCGACACAATTAGCCGCCGCATTGCCATTCCTCGCTCGGAGTTCACCGGCAACGCTGACATTGACGCCATGGCCCGCGATTTCCTTGACTACGTTTGTGGAAGCGCAGTTCTTCAGCCCGTTGATCATGACCGTGTCGTTGAGCAGATGGACCGGCCGTCTCAGCGTAGCAATCGTGCCGCGGTCGACACCATTATGGATTTTCTCCCCCAACTTCTCAAGCAGCTGTTCACTAAGCGTGAGGCCGTGCCTGGGGGCAAGCCCGCGCGTAACATCTGCACCGTTTCTCCTCAGCGTTTGTACCGCGCCGCGCGATACACCATTGCCGCCGCCGATCACATGCAGAAGCATGTTTGGTGGGTGTGGGGTTACGGCAGCGGCGCCACTTCCCGTAAGTACCGCGACAGCTGCGCATCACACCCAAAGATGATGGAGTCCGACTTTAGCAAGTTCGATGCGTCGCTCGGCCCGTTTTGGTTGACGTTCAATCGTGAGTTCATGAACCGCCTGTTCCCTAAGGACAAGGAGGAAATTGAAACGCTTTTGGCTGATTCCGAATGGCAACAGGTCAGCACGACCTTGCGCCAACGGTTTTCCTATGGGTGCGGCCGTATGTCGGGCGTTAACGAGACGGCCCTGTTCAACACACTTGATCAGGCGTTTGTCCAATACGTCGCATTCCGCCGTGGCGAGAGGACTCACGAGCAAGCAGTAGCTTTGCTCAAACAGTCGCTTTTCGGCGGCGATGACGGCATTGTGCCTTTTGTCGGCCAGGACCTGCCTGGCACCGCCGCGATTTTTGGCATGAAGGTCACTTACCGCGTGTTCGACAACTTCCTCCCGTGCCGTTTTCTTGGCCGCATTTATTTATGCGGGGCCACATCTACCGACAGTGTGCATGACATTGCCGACTGGCTCATGAACATTCACTTGGTTTCTTGCGCTGGCAACACATCGGTGGAGCAAGCGCTCGTCAACACTGCGTCAGGCCTTTTCGTCACCGACCGGAACACACCCATCATCCGCGACTTTTGCAATTCGGTTTTTCGCGCTTACCCGCACCTCACTCGCGGTGTTCACCGCAACGATGAGTGGTGGTTTAAGCACTACTGCAAGTCCGACCCGTTCACGCTCAACGATTACGGAGACGACGACAACATTATCGCCTTTTTCGCCACCGTCATGGGCGTGGACGTGAACGATCTGGTCGCCCTCGCCGATTGGTTTAAGAAAAACGACTTCACCGTCGGTTCCGCGCTTCCCGTTTTGGAGGTGAAGTGGCAGCCTAAGCTCAACAGCGCCTTCATGTTTTACGGTATCCCTTTCGGCAAGCCCGAGGTGGCCCCTGAGCTGCCTCGCATCACGCCCAAGGAGATCGAGAGGCAGATGGAGCGCAAGCCGGATCTTTCCCGCGAGAAGCCGGCCGAAGAGGCCGGCGACGGAGTTGAGGGGACCGGCCTGCGGCCGATGAGCGCCGAGGAGAAGCTGGTCACCGTGGCGTTGTTTGGTCGCGACGATTGCCACAAGTGCGGCCAGGCTGGGCATTACGCCAACGACTGCCCCCATGGCGTCCGCTGCAGGCTCTGCAAGGCGTTTGGGCACAAGTCCGGTAATTGCACCGCTGCAGCGGAGGCCAAGGCCAAGGC